TTAGAAGCTGTGTTTAATGAAGAAGGTGCAACAGCTCCTCACACAACAGTTATATGTACTGACACTGGCTATAGATACGGTGTTAAACTTATGTCTTATGCAAATTACAATAGATATGGATTGTGGATAGGTTTTGGTAGCACTAGTCATCAAGCAATGGTTAGCGAAACTTTAAACAATGATACAACTTATCATTTAGTCTCTTCTTGGAATCAAGGAACAGGTCAAGTTAAAATATATTTAAACGGTGTTTTAAAATCAACGCAATCCACGGGTCAAACAAGTGCTGTCTCACTTAATGAGGCTAAAATAGTTGTTGGAGCTGATTATCATGGTTTAGCTCAAGCTTATGGTTTAAACGGGCAGGTTTATGTTGGTAAGATTTATGACAAAGTATTAACAGATGCTGAGGTGTTACAAAACTACAAAGCATATAAAAATAGATTTGATATATAATGGATATAGGACCAAAATTAACAAACGATAATTTAGTATTTGGATATGATAGTGGTTATACGGCTGAAGGCGTAAACTTATCAAGTAGTAGGTTTTATAAAGGACCACCACACACTAATTTAGTAGAAGAAATAGATTACTCAAACGCTAATAATACTAGCGCGAATTTTTTTATAAACAACTCAAGCGAAGAAGTTGATATACCTAAGGTTGGTGTAAGAAATGTTAAATACGTTGAGTATTACAACAATAGGTATGCTGCAGACGGAAGCGTAAACTCTGGAACAACTTGTTGCCCTAATTTATTTAACTATTTTGTTAATAGCGCACCGTATATACCTGTTGATTCTAGTTCTAACTATACTTATTCTATAATATACAAACATAGTCATGATTATCACAGCCCAAACTTTATGTATCATTACCAAAAAGATTCTTCAAATAATACCTTAACAGAAGGTGGTGTATCAAGTACAAACTCTGATAGAAGAACACATTTAGGTGATGGTTGGTATCACGCTTGGGGTAACATAGCTACGCAATCAACGTGTACCAACGTTTTGTTGTATTCTTTTTTATACAACTATGGAACAGTTAAAAGTAAATACTATGTTGCGGCTATATCTTTTGTAAAAAACACTACAGGAGAAACATATATGAAAATACCACCTCATTTAATGTTAGAACCTCTTGCCTCTGTAAGCAATACAGCGTCGCTAATAGATTTAAAAAGAACAACAGACATAGATTTAACAAATGTATCACATAGTGAATTTGCACAACCTGAGTTTGACGGTACAGATGATTATTTTACAACATCAGGGCTTTCTACCAGCCAACTTGTAGATTTAACGTTTGAAACTGTTATTAGATTCAGTGGTTCACTAGATAGTAACGATAGAAAAGTATTTCATTGGGACAAAACAAGCACAACAAATGGTGTTGCTCAAATAAGAAAAGGTGATAACAACGGTAGATTAATGTATCAACATCACAATGGTACACAGTGGTACACTTTAGCTGTAGATGACGTTGTTGTTGCTGACACTTTTGCTCACATAACGGTTGTTCATAACGGAACAACAGCAACTATGTATAAAAACGGTGTTCAAATAGGAACAACATCTGTTGGTAATTTGGACTACACTAACGCTGGTGAAATATTACTAGGATATAGGGCTTCCTCTGAGTATTGGAAGGGTAACATTCCTGTTTTTAAGGTGTATGAAACTGCACTATCAGCATCCGAAATAAAACAAAATTACAACGCGTATAAAAATAGATTTAATATATAACCCGGAAAATGAAAGGTAATTATGGCAAATGAATTTAAAGTAAAAAAAGGCCTCATAGTAGATGGCACAGGAACTGTTCTTGATGTCCAAGGAACGCAAGGGCAATTATTCTCAGTAACAGATAGTCTTACAGGTGATTTATTCTCTGTATCAGACGTGTCTGGTATACCTATATTAAGCGTTAACGCTGACGGCACTGCCACTATTGACGGCGAGGTTTACGCTACAAGGTTTCATGGTAACTTTACTGGAAACCTAACAGGTAACGCAGGATCAGTATCAAGCATAGGTAATTTAACAGGGCATATAACATCTGCAAATAGAGTAACGTCTTTAGGTTCGTTTACAACAGCTGAATTAAACGCGGCTATTTCTGATGGTAGCATAAACTCACAAGCAGATACTTTAGACACTGTATGTGATAGAGGCGCTAGTACAAACCAAACTCTTACGTCTACAAGTACTTTAGGCCTTGCCGTTGTATCTAGTGCAGATGCTAGAATTGAAATACAAGGTGCTGGTAGCAACTGGTCATACGTAAGACTTAAAGATTCCATCTCAACAGCGTGGGATATTGCATCTCACAATGGTGGTCAATTAGAATGGAGACCTGCCGGAGGTTCTACTAATAGAATGACATATACTAGTGGTGGTATTTTAACAACAGGAGATGCTTTTACATCTACAAAAGGTAACACAGCTTATGGCTGGGGTGATCACTCAACAGAAGGTTATTTAACTAGTTCATCTACTCAAAGTAAATATGTAAGAAGTGATGCCGATGATAATGTAACAGGTCACACAGAGTGGCAAGATAATTACTCGGTAAGATTTGGAGATAGTGCTGATTTTAGAATATTCCACGATTCAACTAACAATTTTATAAGAAATTATAAAGCAAGTGCTAATAGTAGCTTACAGTCCGCGAATAGTAGTGGAACAAACCAAACTTGTGTTGGTTGGGGTGGTGCTAACGGTTACGCAAACTTACATTATGCTGGAAGTCAAAAACTAATAACAGTATCAGGTGGTGTGTCTGTTACAGGTACGGTTGTTGCAAGTAGTAACATTGGTAATTTAAATACTAGTAGTGATATAGGCCAGCAATTAGAGTATGGTGATGCTAACGTAGCCACATTAAGATGTGATGCGAATAGATGGAGAGTTTACATGGGTGGATCTGGTAACTCGCAAGAAACGTTAACAGTTACAGAAGAAGGTAGAGTTGGTGTTAAAGACTCTTCACCTGATTATCCACTAGACGTTAATGGAAGTGTAAGTAGTATATCAATATACGCAAGTCACGATATTGCCGCTTACTCTGATGCAAGGGTTAAAGGTGATATTAAAACGATACCTAATGCTTTAGAAAAAGTAAATAATCTAAGAGGTGTTACGTTTGTTAGAACTGATGAAGGTTCTAGTGATAAAAGAATGATGGGTGTTATAGCTCAAGAAGTAAAAGATATAGTACCAGAAGTTGTTACAAAGAAAGAATCAGACGGTCACTATGCTGTGTCTTATGGTAACATGGTAGGTTTATTAATAGAATCAATAAAAGAATTAACAGCTGAGGTTGAATCACTTAAAAAACAAATAGATGGCTGCACCAAATAGTGGATTAATTAAATTTTCAGGTATAGCCGCAGAGTTAGTAAACGATGACTATGATGATGCGGATTTTGACGATGTACTAACACTTAAAGATATGTCTGTTGGTGGCAACGCTAATGGTAGTAGTGAGAACTTTGAGTCTATAAACTCAAACAGTGAATATAAACCAGATTCATCAGCACCTTATAAAATGAGTGAATTTTATAGTTACGATCACGATGCTGCTGGTTCTAGTTTAAATGAAATGGATTCTTCACCAGTGCAAAGTAAAGCACCTTGTAATTATGGTACTAACCTACCAAACACTCTTTACCACGATGGTAGTGGTACATGGCCAGAAGGCTCTGATACAATATACACTGATAGCAGTGGAACTAACACTGCAGAATCTGGTAATTATAAGGTAGGAGTAATTTCAACTTACAAGCACTTAGTGGTTGGAAGTAACGGCTCTGTAACGTCAATAACTAACTGTCCTTAGCATATACGGACATTAGGTAGTTAAAAAACAATAAAATAGCGTAATAATATAAACATGGCAATAACATATACATACAAAATAACAAGAATAGATACTTACGAGGTTTATAATAACCTTAACGATGTTGTTAAAGCAATTGAGTTTGAGTATATAGCTAACGAAGGAACTGGTGAAAACAAAAAAACAGCAAAATTTACTTATTCATGTGAATTAGGCGATCCAGATCCAGAAAACTTTAAAGCATATGCTGATTTAACAGAAGCAGATGTTAGAGAGTTTGTAAAGAAAACTGTTAATGTTGAGGATAATAAACGTATGCTTAACAATTTTTTAGCAGAACAAGACCTACCGGTTAGAGTTGTAAAAGACCTACCGTGGGCATAATCAAGTTTAATCAATTAAAATTAAAAAAATGAGTAAAAAAACAAAAGATTTAAAAATCACAGATGAGCAATTAGAAACGTTACAAGGTAAACTAAAACTTATTGACACTGCAAGGTTGCAAATAGGTACTTTAGAAAACCAAAAGTTTCAAATGTTAAACCAAGTTGGCATGATACAAAAAGAATTAGTAGACATGCAGAACGAGTTACAAGAAGAGTATGGAAAAGTTAGTATCAATATTACCGATGGTACAATAACTGAAATCCCTGAAGAAGAAGATGTCGAAGCTAATAAGAAAGATTAGTATAGGTAAAGACTATAAAAATGAAGCTATGCATTACTCCGTAGGTCAAGAGGTCTACGGAGGGCATAGAATCACAGCTATAGTAGAAGAAGACGAAAAGTTTAGTATTTTTATTGAAAAAGGTAATAATGTTATTCCTTGGAAAGACTTTAATAAAAACATGGCTATTGCAATAGAATATAATTTAGAATATTAATGCAAGGTTTATTTGATTTTATTTTAAAACCAGTAGGTAACAGATATAGTAATACTAAAAAAATAGGTGATACTGAGTTAATATTAAATACTCGTATTGAAGAACATAAGAATATAAATAGAAAAGCCACTGTATTAGCTATTCCTAAATATTATAAAACAAACGTTAAGGTTGGTGATGAAGTGATTATACATCATAACATTTTTAGAAAATCATATAACACAAAGGGAAAAGCACAAAACAGTAGGTTTTATATAGACGAAGATATGTTTAGCTGTCCTATTGATTGTGTGTTTTTATATAGAACAGGCACAGAGTGGAAAGCTTTTGATAGTTATTCATTTATAAAACCTATAGAAAACGACAATGTGTATAGCATAAGTGCTGAGAAACACTGTGTTGGTGTAATAAAATATTGTAGCGCTGGACATAAACCAGGTGATGTTGTAGGTTTTAGAAATAACATCGAGCATGAGTTTGTGATAGACGGCGAGCTTCTTTATAAAATCAAATCAAATTTAATACAAATAAAGTATGAGCGTAAAGGAAACGAAAAAGAATATAATCCTAGCTGGGCACAAAGCAGTTGAAGAGTTAATCAAAGTTGCTAAAGAAGCTATTGTAGATTCTGACGATGACATATCTGCTGATAGATTAAAAAACGCAGCAGCTACAAAAAAGCTAGCTATATTTGATGCTTTTGAAATATTAAATAGATTACAAGAAGAGCAAGACATGCTTGATGGTAAGACTAAAGAGGAAGACACTAAAGATGATGCTTTTTCTGGTTTTGCTGAAAAAAGATCTAAGTAATGTACGAGCAAAATTTATATAAGGTTGTAGAACCTATTAAAATAAATACCATTAAAAGGCTTAACAAAGCTAAAAAATGGAAATACGGATATAACAAAGAACATGATATTGTTGTTATATCTAAAACGGGTATGATAGGTGAGATATATGAGATACAAAATCTTATGATAGCCTTACCACAACAACCTAAACAAATACATAAGTTTAAAAGTGACAGGTGGGAAGTGACAGAATATCCTAAAGAATTAAATAGAATTAAAACTATATTTGATTGGAAGGAATATCCTAAAGACTTTAAAAGCAAATACATAGATTATATAGAGAATGAGTTTAAAAAAAGAGAAGAAGGTTTTTGGTATTACAATAAAGGTAACCCTACTTATCTTACTGGCACTCACTATATGTACTTGCAGTGGTCTAAGATTGACGTCGGGAAACCAGACTTTCGGGAAGCAAATAGATTATTCTATATATTCTGGGAAGCTTGCAAGGCCGATGTACGATCCTATGGGATGTGTTACCTTAAGAACCGTAGATCTGGTTTCTCTTTCATGGCCTCAGGAGAGGTGGTTAATTTGGCGACCATATCCTCGGACTCGAGATATGGAATTTTA